TTTGGGTTTGTTCTCCATGTCTATCCTTGGTTTAGTTGAACGATGCCGAATCGCATCACATAGCCCACAGAATGGGCTACAGGATGTGATCAAGAAACAATAAATTCTGAGTTGCTGACAACACTGTAGGCCAGTGCAATAGCCAGAATTTCATTCTGCGATTTGGTGGAGCGAGCTGCGCGGTACAGTGCGGACAATGCGCGCGCCATGTAATCAGCGCCAAGTGTTTGACCATACTTGATGGTAAGGGTAACTTCGCGGGTTTCTGATTTGGTCATTTTGCTTTCCTTTTTGTTGCATGGCGTCGTTGCCATGTAGAGTAGTGTAACAATATTTGTAGCAGTCTACTTAGGACAAACCCTATGTTTTGTACTGATCGTTTGTACAGTATGTGAATTAGGGTTTACCCTTACATTTCTTACACAATTCATACATTGTGCATTGTGTAAGAATGGGGCAAAACAGCCCGTTTCTTACACATTTTGCACATATATCCTAAGGATATGTGCATTGTGTAAAGGGATGCATGGCTAAAATGCAGTCTTGCTGACCATTTGGTCAGTAATCTTGATTGGAGGGAATTTTGATAGCCAGATGCAAAGTTGACACGGTTCAATTCCGCCGAAAGTTGGGGGACGGCGATAGAGCGATTCTGTTGGCAGCTGGCTCCGGAGATATCACGATAGGCTTTCAACGCATCCTAGCGGTCTACAGGCATGTGCATGGCCTAGGCCTAAGGCAGTCCGATCCGGTGGAAATCATTGGCCTGCGTAACTTTGAGAATGTTGGAGTGAATGAATAGTGAATGAATGTGTGGTGCGTTCCAGGTGGTCGGGAAATGGTACGCCGCCGTACCACGCACCAACGCTAATGAGAATCATTCTCATATAGCCGATGTGAGCACTCACTGACTTCGATGTGAGCACTCACTTCCATAGGTACATCAGCAAGTAAGCATATAAGCATGGACGGATTGATGGGGGGGGAGGGGGCTGGCGACGATTGAAAATTTACGGGTGCCTCCCCCCCTCAAAAAAAGCTAAATTAGAAAAAGCTAAATTGAAAAAATAGAGTGTCATCTACAATCCCTCCAACTTCCCGAAAGGATAAAAGTGGAATCTATGACTGGTGAAATCACTATCAAGCGCAAGCCTGGTCGTCCAAGAACCAAGCCGCCTAAGATAAGCCCTGGCAGGCTGGCTATTCAGGAATATGCCAAGAACATCCCACTGGTGCTTCCTAAGACTGACCATCAAAGACTTCGCGAGTTAAAGGAGTTGATGATTCGTTCTGGCGGGACTAATGTGGCGGAGAAGGTTATTCAGATTGCTTTGAATGACAACCACCCTGGTCAGATGGCGGCGTTGAAGATGTGTCTTGACCGGACGTTGCCTATGAGTATGTTTGAAAAAGATAAGGGTCAGAGGTCAGCAGTTACCATTAATATTACTGGTTTGGGTGAGGCGCCGACTATTATTGAACAAACCAATAATGGGGACATAACTGATGTCTGACTTGAACTTTAGCCTATTACCTTGGCAACAAAAGGTATATACCGATAATACGAGGTTCAAGGTTATTGCTGCTGGACGGCGGTGTGGTAAGTCTCGGTTGGCGGCGACTACTTTGATTATTGAGGCTTTGCGGTGTCCACCGGGTTCAGCGGTATTGTATGTATCGCCTACGATGGGGCAGTCTCGGCAGATTATTTGGGACTTGCTGTTGGATTTGGGGCGGGATGTTATTCAGAATAGCCATGTGAATAATCTAGACATCACGATGATCAACGGTGCTAAGATTTATGTGCGTGGTGCTGATAGGCCAGATACCTTGCGGGGTGTGAGCCTGACGTATGCCGTGCTGGACGAGGTGGCGGACATCAAGCCTGAAGCCTGGGAGCAGGTTATTCGGGCGTCGCTATCGGACAAGAAGGGTCGGGCGATGTTCATTGGTACGCCAAAGGGTCGGAACTGGTTCCATGATCTGTGGAAGTTAGGGCAGGAGGAGCAAGATAAGGATTGGAAGTCATGGCACTTCACCACGGCGGACAATCCGCTTATTGACCCGACTGAGATTGAATCAGCCAAGAAGACGCTATCTACCTTCTCATTCAAGCAGGAGTACATGGCAAGTTTCAGCAATGCTGGGGCGGATGTATTTAAAGAGGAATGGATCAAATACGGGGTAGAGCCTGAGAACGGCAGCTATTTTGTAGCGGTGGATCTGGCTGGGTTTGAGGAAGTGGCTAAACAGGCAGCTAACGCCAAGAAAAGACTGGATGAGTCTGCCATTGCGGTGGTGAAGGTCACTGATGACGGTAAGTGGTTTGTTAAAGAGATTGAGCATGGCCGCTGGGACATTCGGGAGACGGCGTCAAAGATTTTGCTGGCGATGCGGGAATACAGGCCGTTGTCTATTGGGATTGAGAAGGGTTCGCTAAAAAATGCAGTGCTGCCGTATTTGAGTGATTTGATGCGTAAAAATAACGTGTACAGTCACATTGTGGATTTGACGCATGGGAATCGGAAGAAGACTGATAGAATCATTTGGTCATTGCAGGGACGGTTTGAGCATGGAAGGATCATTCTTAATCGAGAAGAGGATTGGGATGTATTTGTAGACCAGTTGCTTATGTTTCCATCTCAAGGTGTTCACGATGACTTGCCAGATGCGCTGTCGTATATTGACCAATTGGCGGTCACCAGTTACTTTGAGCAGGATGACAGTGAAGAATGGGAACCCCAAGACATAATTGCTGGAGTTTAGATATGGCAACTGGAATGTTTAGTGGGGCATATATTGGTAATCCCAATATCCAACGCCAAGGCGAACGGGCTAGAGCATTAGCCCAGCAGCGCGATGTCAATACGCTACCAGACCCACGCACCTATGCAGCCGTCTCTGGCCTGTTTGGTACTCCCCATGATGAAATGGGGTTCAGCGTTATGCACCCTCAATATAAGTCAATCATGCAAGTGGCTGAACCAGCTTTCTATGCTGGAACTGCGTTAAATTTTACTCCGCTAATAGGCAAAAATATAATAGGCAACGTGCTGGAAAGCGTTACAAATAAAAATGCTTTAGCTTTAGCCCGAGCTAACAACACTTTTACAAGTAATAGCTCTGGGTACGGATTTGGTCGGCGAATGGGTTATCCACAAGAAAAAGGAACACCTGTAGATAAACTTTTTTCTAATTTTGCAGACCAATTAAAGACTGATGAAGCTAAGTCAAGATTTAGAGAAGATATGCTTAATCGAGCACAAAAACAAGATTTACGCAGCAAAAAAGCGCTTACTGCTGAGTTTGACTTTAACGGCTATAACGGAGTTTTAGATACAACAAAATTTGGCGATACACGAATACGCATAAAAGACGGAGACAATCTTGTAGCCGCAGCAAAACTTGAAAAAGGTATGCTTGATAGCATTGCTGTAAGCGAAAAATATAAAGGGCAAGAGATTGGAAAAAGTTTGCTTGACTTTATTGACCAAGCAAAAATTGGCAACATATACGAAGTTCCAGATAGGTCACCAGGCTTTGTAAAGATACAAAAAGCATTGCTAACTGACCGTGAAAAAGCATTACCAGCACCTACCATTGAGTTGCCTATATACACAGACCCCTTCGGAGATACAATAGTTGACACTACGAGGTGAAGATATGGACCAAAACGAGTTTGATGAACCATCGCAGGAGGACAAAGACCTGACTGCGTTCGTCACCGAGCATTGCGACCGCTGGCGCGACTACCGGAATGCTAACTTCCTTGATAGTTACCTGGAATACGAGCGTATTTTCCGGGGACAGTGGGCAGCAGAGGACAAAACCCGTGAATCTGAGCGCAGCCGCATCGTTACACCCGCCACCCAGCAGGCCGTGGAGACTCGACACGCTGAGATCATGGAGGCCATTTTTGGTCAGGGCGAGTTTTTCGACATTACCGACGATCTCAAAGATGTAAACAACAATCCAATCGATGTTGCGATGCTCAAAGCGCAGTTGATGGAGGATTTCAAGCTCGACAAGATCAGGAAATCAATCGATCAGATTGAATTGATGGCGGAGATCTACGGCACTGGCATTGGCGAGATTATTGTCAAGCAAGAAAAGACGTTTACTGCCGCAACCAGACCAGTTCCAGGCCAAACAGCCGCGGCCATTGGCGTGATGGAGGGTGAGCGCACGGCAGTGAAGATTGTGCCGATAAACCCCAAGAATTTCCTGTTTGACCCCAACGGCACCAGCATTGATGACTGCATGGGCGTGGCGATTGAGAAGTACATCTCCATCCACAAGATCGTGGAGGGGATTGAGAAGGGGATTTACCGCAAGGTGAACATCACCCCGACCTACGAGGACACCGGCCTGGAGCCAACCCAAGAGATCAGCCAGTACCAGGACGAGAAGGTGCTGCTGCTGACCTACTACGGCCTGGTGCCGAGGGAGATGCTGGACAAGAAAGACGAGGAGATCGTCGATCTGTTCCCCGAGCAGTCAGCAGCCGACGAGTACAGCAACATGGTCGAGGCCATCGTGGTCATTGCCAACGATGGGATGCTGCTCAAGGCCGAGGCCAACCCTTACATGATGAAGGACCGCCCGGTCATCAGCTACCAGGACGATACTGTGCCCAACCGCCTGCTGGGGCGCGGGACCGTTGAAAAAGCCTTCAATATGCAAAAGGCCATCGACGCCCAAGTCAGGTCACACCTCGACTCCCTGGCGCTGACCACCAGCCCCATGATGGCAATGGACGCTACCAGGTTGCCCCGTGGCGCCAAGTTTGAAGTGAAGCCAGGCAAGGCTCTACTGGTGAACGGCAACCCAAGCGAAATTCTGTTTCCATTCAAGTTTGGCGAGACAAGTCTCAACAACCTCAACACCGCCAAGGAGTTTGAGAGGATGCTGCTGCAAAGCACAGGCACCTTGGATTCGCAAGGCATGGTGAGCCAGCAAGCCCGTGATGGCGGAAACATGAACATGGCGGTTGCCACCATCATTAAGAAGTACAAGCGCACCCTGGTGAACTTTCAAGAAGACTTCCTGATACCGTTTATTGAAAAAGCGGCTTACCGCTATATGCAGTTTGACCCTGAGAGGTATCCAAGTGTTGACATGAAGTTCATCCCGACTGCGACCTTGGGCATCATTGCTAGAGAGCATGAGCAGCAGCAGTTCATTGGTCTGTTGCAGACCTTGGGTCCAGACACCCCTGTCCTACCGTTGATTTTGAAGGGCATCCTCAACAACTCCAGCCTGACCAACAGGTACGAGTTGATGGCGGCACTTGACCAGATGAATCAGCCAGATCCCAACGCGCAGCAGAAGGCCCAGATGCAGGAACAGTTGGCAATGCAGGCAGCACAGGCTCAAATTGCGGTGAACACCACCCAAGCCGAGCAAAACCGGGCCGAGGCGCAGAAACTAATGACAGAGGCGCAGCTGATGCCTGCGGAAGTGCAGGCCAAGATGAGCGCCAGCCTGACCAAGAACTTGCCCAATGAAGACTCGGCAAACGCTAAGGAATTTGACAAGCGTGTCAAAATTGCTGAACTCATGCTCAAGGAAGCTGACATGAAAAACAAGAGCAAAATTGTTGAACTGCAAATGAACAATGCCAAGAGCAACGTGGTGGATATGGAAAACCAGTTTCTCGAAAAACTTGCAACGGAGTTAAATTATGGCAATCGATAAAATTTTCAACGATTCCAATGTTGATGGCATTGCCGACAACATCTTTGGTGCGGTCAACAACTCTGTGTCCGAGGTCAAGCAGATGCAGCAGCGCAAGGCTGCTGAGAATGTGCAGATGGTGGTTGAGGCGTTCAAGAAAATTGAAACTAACATCACTGAGAAGTTTGACAACGTAACAGATGTTATTGAGAAGCGCGTCTTAACCATCAAAGACGGGCGAGATGGTTTAAACGGTAGCGATGGGCGTAACGGGCGCGATGGAAAGCCAGGGCGCGATGGCGCCAATGGCAAGCAAGGCACCCCAGGCGCACCGGGTAAGGATGGTGTTGACGGTGTTGATGGTGTGTCAGTGACTGATGCAAGCATTGACTTTGACGGTTCGCTGGTCATCAGCCTCTCAACTGGTCAGCAAATCAATGTGGGTGAGGTTGTACCGCCCGAACTGGAGCGACAACTTGTTGAGTTGAGACAAGGCGGTAGTGCTGGCAGCAGCGGCGATGTTGCAGGCCCAACATCCTCAACCGACAACGCCATCGTTAGATTTGATGGCACAACTGGCAAGCTAGTACAAAACAGCGTAGTAACCATTGCGGATACCACTGGCAACATGGCTGGCGTGGGGACTCTTGGCGCGGGAGCTATCACCGCAACAAGCCTTGTGTCATCAGGAACAACCGCAAGCAGCTTCACAGTGACCAGCGGGACAGCCGTACCATTGACGATTACCAATTTTGGTACGGGGAATAGTTTTTTAATTGAAGATTCGGCTAGTCCTGATGCAAGTCCTTTTGTGATTGATGCAAGTGGTGGTGTAATAGTCGGTTACACAACTCAAGTCGGAGTGCAAACATTTAACGGCGTTAATGTAAGTGCTAAATATTTTCAGGCTGGTACTGGTTATGGTGGGTCAGGAATGACTACATCACTCTGGTCTGCAACTGCATCAGCAACGCCAACATTTAACCTTGCAAGATCGAAAAGTGCGGCTATTGGGACAATGGGTGTAGTTGCAAATGGTGACAGTCTCGGTGCTATCTCATATGCAGGTGACGATGGCACTAACTTTCTTTCAGCGGCAGGAATCTCAGCCGCAGTAGATGGCACTCCCGGCACAAACGATATGCCCGGACGGTTGGTGTTCAGCACTACTTCTGATGGGGGTAGTACGCCAACTGAGCGTGTTCGCATAGATTCTGCTGGTCGCTTAAGCCAATTTGGTGACACCATCCTAAGCAACGTCAACGTAATTAGTGCAAGCTACGACAGTGTGTCTTTCTCTATTGCTGGAGAGGAGACAAATCCAACCGATTTATTCTTTAGCCCTGACGGGTTGAAGATGTATGTCATTGGCACTACTGGTGATGATGTTAACGAGTACAACTTATCTACGGCTTGGGTTGTTTCTTCTGCTGTTTACTCAACTGTCTTTTCTGTGGCTGGACAAGATACCGCTCCCCAAGGATTATTTTTCCGTGCTGATGGCGCAAAAATGTATTTGCTTGGTGCAACCAACGATGCGGTATTCCAATACACACTAAGCACACCTTGGTCTGTTGCAACAGCATCCTACGACAGCATTTCTTTTTCTGTTGCAGCAGAAGCAACTCCCTCTGGGCTATGGTTTAAACCCAACGGCTTGTCTATGTACATGGTTGGCTCTACTGGCGATACTGTTTACCAGTACACGTTGTCAACCGCTTGGAACGTATCAACAGCCACGTTCTTGCAGTCTTTCTCAGTATCGGGCCAAGAAACAATCCCCAATGGTGTTGTGTTTACTGGCGATGGCTCACGGATGTTTGTAATTGGTAACACGGGAGATGACGTTAACCAATACAACCTGACAACACCTTGGGACATCAGCACATCAGCATTTGTCAACGTGTTCAGTATTTCTGGTCAAGATGCAGCCCCTACTGGTATTTACATCAAGCCTGATGGTACAAAGATGTATATGGTTGGTTCAACCAATGATTCCGTATATCAATACACAGTACCAAGCATTGACATCCAACTGACAGGAGCAACTTCTGTTGCGGCTTTGGACGTACAGCAAGACTTGAATGTCTACGGCAACACTCAGGCCTATAAAATTTCTGCTAGTAATGGCGTACTTGTTACTTCTCCTGCTGGTCTTGGCTACGGCACAGGCTCTGGTGGTGCTGTTACTCAAGCAACAAGCAGGACAACAGGCGTAACACTGAGCAAGCCAAGTGGTGCAATTACCATGTTTTCGGCAGCAGGGTCAGTTGTAGCGGCAACATTTACGGTGACAAATACATTGGTGGCGGCTACCGATACCATAATTTTGAACCAAAAGTCTGGAACAAATCTTTACGTTTTGTTGGTTACCGCAGTTGCTGCTGGTAGCTTCAATGTTACGTTTTACACAACTGGAGGCATTGCAACCGATGCTCCTGTAATCAACTTCTCATTGATTAAAGGAGTAACAGCATGACCGAAAAAATGATCAGCGAAACTGAGGCTAAGCTGTCAGTGCATGAGGCCATCTGTGCCGAGCGGTACGAAGGCATCCAGAAGAGTTTTGCTGCTGGCTCAAAGCGCATGGCAAAGCTGGAGTATCTGCTCTATGTCGTGATTGCAGCAGTTCTGTTTGGGCCAGGTGTAGCAGCTGAGTTTATCAAGAAAGCACTAGGGCTGTGAAGTGGACTTCTTTGAAATCCTGTCGAAAGCATGGCCCATACTGCTGGCAATCATCACGCTGATAATCGTATTGGCAAAGTTGGATTTGCGGGTGGCTGTCTTGGAGGACAAGATCAAAACGCTATTCGAGATGTGGAATAGGCGGGACAAATGATTGACCCGATTACCGCATTTGCTGTAGCCCAAGGAGCCATAAAAGGGATACAAGCTGCCATCAAGATGGGAAAGGACATCAATGGCATCAGCGGTGACCTGATGAAGTTCTTTGAGGCGAAGGACGTTATCGCCAAGGAGTCGGTCAAGAAGAAGCCAAAGGGTTTTGGCAAGAGCGATACGGCAGTGGCGTTTGAAACGGTGATGCAGCTCAAGCAGCTTCAAGACGCAGAGAACGAGTTGAAGCAGATGTTGATTTGGTCGGGCAATGACGACGTATGGAATTCCTTGATGCTGGAGCGCAACCGCATGGTGGCTGAACGCAAGAAGGCAGAAGCTGAAGCAGCTCACGCCAAGGCAATTAGGGCATCAGAGATTAATGACATACTGACTTTTGGTCTATGGGCTGCATTGGTAGCTGTAGTGGTTGGCTTAACCGCCTGGTTTACTTGGCAATTTGTTATCAAAATATGACTCCAGAACTGCAAAAATACTATGACGACAGATTTGACCTATTTTCCAAGCCTGGATGGATTGACTTAATGGAGGATGTTGACAACGTGATCAACTCTATTAACAATGTCAGCAATGTTCAGGACGAAAAAGATTTACAATTCAAAAAAGGCGAATTGTCTATTTTGATTTGGTTGAAGAATCTGAAACAAGTAAGCGAAAGAGCCTACGAGGATTTATGAAAAGAATTTATGGATTTGTCTGTGAAAACGGACACAAGATTGACCGATTTGTCAGTTATGAGATGAAAATCGTTCAGTGCGAGTGTGGTGGGACAGCCCACCGCGCTTTGCAAACCCCAGCGTTTCGGCTGGAAGGGTGGTCAGGTTCATTCCCGTCAGCGCACGGTAAGTTTGAAAAGAGCCACCTAGATAAGCTGAAATCGGAGCAAAAAGCCAGCGCATAAGCAATATGCCGCGCTGTGTCCTACAACCTTAAATGGCAGGAAAAAATTATGTTAGTTGATCAAGAGAACGAGACGCTAGGCGAACTGGAAGTTGAAGAAGCCAAAGTCAATGAGATTCCCGAGAAATATCGGTCAAAATCTCTTGAAGAAGTTGTGCGAATGCACCAAGAAGCCGAAAGGTATATTGGCAAACAAGCGCAAGAAGTTGGTGAAGTCAGAAAACTTGCAGACGAACTGATCAAGCAAAATCTCTCTCCAAAGCAACAACCTGTTGAGGTCGAGCCAGAAGTAGATTTTTTTGAGAATCCGCAGAAAGCAGTCCAAAACACCATTGATCGACATCCTGATGTTGTCAAAGCACGGCAAGCAGCCGTTGACTTCAACAAGATGCAGATGCAGCAAAAACTGACGCAACAGCACCCCGATTTTGTCCAAGTGGCAAATGACCAAGGGTTTGTGGATTGGGTGAAGCAATCACCAGTTCGCTTGGGGCTGTACGCTAAAGCTGATGGTGAATTTGATTACGACAGTGCCAATGAATTGCTAACCACCTACAAGGAATTGAAGGGTGTTAAAGCCAGACAAACTGATGAGTCAAGCCGACAAGTCAGGAGCCAGGCTTTGAAAGCAGCAACTGTTGACACTGGTGGCACTGGCGAAAGCGGCAAAAGAGTTTACCGACGAGCAGACCTCATTCGATTGAAGATGACTGATCCCAATCGGTATGATGCCTTGAGTGATGAAATCATGCAGGCATACGCTGATGGGCGAGTGAAATAACCTTTTTTTTGGAGTTTTATCATGCCATTTCCCACCCCTGCGGTAACCGTCACAACGGCGGCTACCTTTATCCCCGAAATTTGGTCAGACGAAATTGTTGCGGCGTACAAGAAGAACCTGGTTCTTGCCAATGCCGTGATGAAAATGAGTTTCAAAGGCAAGAAAGGTGACACTGTTCACGTTCCTGCCCCGACTCGCGGTTCTGCGTCTGCTAAAGCTGCAAGCACTGCTGTTACTCTGATTGCTGCAACTGAGACTGAAGTCACGATCAATATCAACAAGCACTATGAGTACAGCCGCTTGATTGAGGACATCGTTGAGGCACAGGCACTGAACAGCCTGCGTAACTTCTACACCAGTGATGCGGGTTATGCACTTGCAAAACAAGTGGATACCGATCTGGTGCAGTTGGGCCGCAGCTTCAATGGTGGTGCTGGCACAAACGTCTATGCAACTGGTTCGTTTATCGGCGGCGATGGCACTACTGCCTACGTTGCTGGTTCAAACAACGAGACTGCACT